GAATTACAAGAAAAAATCAATAAAGGTGAAAAATTAATTATTGAATTTTGGGCCGAATGGTGTGGACCATGCCGTATGATGAAACCTATATTTGAAAGAATCTCAAATGAGAACTCATCCAATGTTCAAATGTATACAATGAATGTTGATTTAAATCGTGAGGTAAGTGCTTCATTAGGAATTAGAAGTATCCCAACCGTTAAAGTTATTAACGGTGGTGAAGTTACTGAAACAAAAGTCGGTATGTTAAATGAAAACGACCTAAAAGGTATGTTAACAGAATTAATCAATGGATAAAGTTGTAGTATTATTTACGATGAAACAATGTCCGTTTTGTCATATGTTAAAAGAAATGTTAGATAAAGAGGGGGTTAGTTATGTGGACAGAGACATACATGAATATGATGAGGAATATAATTTATTTGTTGAAGTAACTGAAAACGAATTTGTTCCTGCGTTTATGTTGATTGAATCACCTGAAGATAACCCAATAACAAGATTATTTGCCCCTGATAGAGACTTTACTGATATTGAAGAAGGTGCTAAAATTATTAAAGAATTTTTTGAAGATAGGTTAGAAGACGATAACATCCTCTAATCTATCTTGAATTAAATAAGGTTTTTCTCCCGTAGGAGATAATATGTCCTGAATAAGGTCATAACCCTCCACTTTAGTTTCAAAGTCTTTTAAATCAAAGTCAAATAGGTCTAATATTAAAGATTTGATAATGGTTTTATCTAAACCTGATTTAGGCACAATTTTAATGTTAAAATCTTCATCGTCATTTAATTCTTTTGTGAAAAAGAAATGTACCTCATCAGTCATAATTGTGCTGTAAACTTGGTTAAACATATATTGAGTGTAATAAACCATTAACCTACCACAGTTTAAACTATGTCCATAAGGGAATTCGGAATTAATTGAAATTTCACTTATCGGTTCTGGTTCCTTAACAAATACTGATTTATTAATCCTTAACCAACCCTTCTCAATGTTATTAATGATTTGGTTATATTTGATTATGTCAATAACGTTAAGAGATTTAATTTCTAGTTCTGTTAAAATACCTTCAAATTTTTCTGTGAACTCATCCCTGATTGTATTTATGTCTAAAAACTTTTCACTTGTCGTCATACCATTTACAACATAAAAAGACCCAACGTCAGAAACTTGTATTATTGAATTTTCATTTTTATCAATTTTAGATAAAATGAAATCGGCAAATAAATTAACAATGCCTCTTTTTGAATTTTTATTAATTAATCTCATATCTTTTTTTTACAATTAATATGGATTTTAAATGAATATATAAATAGTTAAGGTATTTTTACTGTTATATGTAATCATTAAATGTGTCATTAATGTATTCATCGACAACAGATCCATCAGGATAATCCGGAATTCTAAAATCTAAATATTCCATTTGATCCTCATCCATTAAATGTGTAATTATTCCGGTGTATGATCCGTGATAGTCAAGATTATCTTCGTTGAAACCTGAACCCTCATATGTGCTAAGAAATTTGTGAATATCGTTATAAAAATCTCGTATTTGAATATATTGACTATAATGTGTGTGGAATTCCGTTTTTGATACTTCATCAATTATATTGCCAATAAATAATGTTTCTAACTCACTCATTGCTGATCTATATATTTCATTCTCATATGCTGCGTTGTATGAATTGTTTTGTATTGAATAAAGTTCTTGTTTTAAATCTTGTAAATCGGTGTCAAAAAGATTATTCATTGATTCTTCATCTCTTATGAGTTCGTTTACATTTTCTGAAGTTATTGTAAAATAACCATCTTCATTTGATATCGTATCAAAAAATTCAGTATCGTAATCTTCAATTGATAATTCTTTATCACCAATCTCTTTAAGTATATAGGATTTAAGACTATCTAAATTTTTTGCATTTAGAATTTCAATCACATCTCCATAAACATCATTGGTGGTGTCCCAATATGGATCCCACCCATCCTCATTAAATATGTTTATTACAACATCACGAGGTGAAGTACCTCTATTATAATCCTTAAAAAAACTGGATAACTCTTCCCTATCTTTTAACTTAAGGTAATAACCCTCACCCTTTAATTCAACGTCTGTTAATAATTTATCACAAATAAAATTTAAAGTTTCTGATGGGTTTTTCTCTAACTTGTATAAAAGAAATTTATTTGAATGTTCATCTGGTACTGAACTATATTCTAAGTTATCTAAAAGACCTAAAGAATCCAAAAACTCCATCTTAGGAAATTCATCTTCCGGTATTTGATTTATGTCGATTTTGTCTAATAAATTTTTACCTTTTAAAAAATTTAAAAAAGTTTCAATCTTGCGATTAAAAATTGGTGAAATATCTCCCCAATCACCATCATTAAAATTTTGTATAATTTGTTTTAAGTCCATACCTAATTAATAAATATAAAAAAAGGTGGAAAAATAATTTCCCACCTCAACAATTAGCGTTACACCTATTACTTTTTATTGTAATATTTCTCAACAATTTTTTTCACAGATTCCTGAACCGTAGCGTTTTGTGTTGCTGGTTGAGGTTGTGCTTGTGGTTGAGGTGCTGCTTGTGCTTGATTTTTTTTACATCCGCATCCCATTGTAATTTGTTTTTATTAGGTTTATTTCTATATAAATATCTAAAGATTATTATATTTGTAAATAATTGAATATTTATTATTGTATGTTAAAAGTTATAAAAATTACTGAGAGTAAATTAATTAAGTTAATAAAGAATATTATTACAGAAGAATCTGACAATAATATGGATTACTATGATATGGATTCAGAACAATATAATAGACTATTGGTGTCAGTTGGAAATCAGGCACATGCGATCCCAAAATTACCAATGTTTAAAGGTAAAAAAATTAGAGTTGTTGGAAATTTAGATTTACGTAATAAACCAATAAAAAGTTTAGGTCAAATTATTGTTACTGGAACTCTTACTATAACAGGAACTCAAATTAAAAGTTTAGACGGTGTTGAATACGGTAGTCTTGGATCATATCGTAATACACCATATGCTGATGTAATTGAAAGACGTAGAAAAGAAAAAGAAAGGTCTGATGCGGACGAAAGAAGAGAAGACCGTGAATGGGATGTAAATAGTCCTAATATTGATGATGTGGGTTTAAGGGCTAATGTTGCATTCCGATATATGGTTAGTAATGGGGACATTGAAGAGTTGAGTTATGAGGAAGTTGAGGAATTAAAAAGTTTAGAGAAACAATTGGATGATCTAAAAGAGAGGTATGATAATGTGGAAGAACCTGACCAAGTATCGGAGTTATTTGATGAGATTAGTGATTTGGAAGATGAGATTGATGAACTTAAATCAAAAAATAATGATGTTTATGAATTAGTTTCTGAGGGAAACCATTATGAAATGGACGCCTTTAAATCGATTGAAAGTTCAACATACGGAAATAGATATGCTGTTGGGACAATTGATGAAGCAGATGAATCACTTGATAACTATTATGAAGATATGGTTGAGGATTTAAGTAATTTTGAAAGAAATACATTATCTAACTATGTTGATGGTGATGAAGTTGCTGATTATTTGGAGGACGACGTAAGACAGTCAATTTATGATAATATCGATGACTACAATATCACAAGAGAATTATCTAGAAGTCAAATAAATGAGATAAAAGAATTGGAGTCTGAGTTATTTTTAATTCACTATGGTATTATAGTACCGTTAGATTTTGTGGTTAATAGAGACAATAATTGGGAATATACCGATGGTGCGGATAATAAAATAAATCTTATTGTTAATCAAGATGGTAGTAAGACTGTTTTATTAAATGGAACCCCAACACTTAAAAATCCTAAATATGAAGATATTGATTGGGATGAAATGTCGGAAAATGTTTCCGAAAGAGTTGGTGAAATTGATGATGAGATTATGGAGATAAAAGACGTACCAGATGGGGATCCTGACGAAGATGAAGTTGAAAGCGCGGTTGAAGATAGGTTGGGGGAAATAAGAGATGACCCTATTAGTATATTAGATGATTACGGTATGAGTTATGATAATTTTATTAATATAAGGCAACTTAAAGATGATTTAGTTGGTGATGCGGATTATGACGTAATATGTCATTATGATGGTGCTTATGATGAAATTAATATAAATGGAGAAGATTTTATTGTGTTTAGAATTGATTAATATCTTTACTGAATGAAAAAATATTGTTATGTTTGTGTATAATGGCGAGAAAGAAAAAAGTAGAGTTTTTAATGAACACCGAATGGATGTTTGAAAAACCAATTGATCAAGAACACAAAGAATATAAATTATTATCGTACTTCCAAAAAATGGGGGAAAAATTAGATAACATGGAACTATATCCAAGTTTCATAGAATTATCGTTGCATTTGGCGAATATCCAAACTCTTATAAAAGATAGAAAAATAATTTATACTGACAAAAGATTCTCAACAGTAGATGATGAATTGTTAGTTAAAGATTTAAAAATCAAAGAGATTCCAGAATTAGATAATGAAGAAAAAGAAGAGTTTGCAAAAATACTAACATATAGTGCCCCAAGGATGTTGGAGTATTTTAATATTGCAAAATCTGTTTGGGAGATAGTTTTTGATAGTATTATATTAAGAATAAAAAAAAACAAAGATTCTGTCTTACAAAAAAAAGGATATTTTTATTATGTGAACCCAAAAGATAATATTTTTTATGTGTGGGAATACGAAATAAAGTTAATTAATAAAAAATCACCCGAAAGTAAAACTTTAGTAAACTTAATACATTCAAACACAAAAAGTAATTTGACAATTAGAAAAATTATTAATACTTTTAGTTTGTATAATGAGGAAGAAAAATTAAGACTCCCGATATTTGAAATGATTTGTGATGGTGAGTTCCCAATTTATGAAACACTTTTACCACTATTTAAACGAAAATTGATTACTTATCTTAATCAAACACAAATGTTAGAAAATTATAAAAAAAACAAAGAACAATTAAATTCTTAATATGAATAAAATTTTTGAAAAATTAATTAAACAATACCCAAACGACATGGAATTGGGTAAAGAATTAAGAAATTTATACATCAAAAAATACAGTAAAAAAAAATCTAAACTCCCTAAACTTAAATCTTATGGGGTTCAATAAAAGAATTTTCAAAAAAGAAAACATTCTAAAACACGTTGATGATATTGAAAAATATCTAAATGTTGATGCGGCATTTTTAAAAGATGATTTTTCAAGAGAAGTTTATAATATGTATTGTGATGGTAAAACAAAAGAAGAAATAATAAATTATATAAATAAAAACAAATGAAAGTTCGGTTAGAATATGTATGGATTGATGGGTACACACCTGAACCAAACCTTAGAAGTAAGATTAAAATTGTGGACTATGAAAAAATTAAAAATTGTTTAGTTCTAAATAATTTTCCGGAATGGAACTTTGATGGGTCATCAACATTACAGGCGGAAGGTAATAGTTCTGATTGTATTTTAATACCTGTTAGACATTATTTTTGTGATCATACAAACACAATTTACGTGTTGTGTGAAGTAATGAATTCTGATGGTACACCACACGAAACTAATACAAGATCAAAACTAATTGGAGATCAAGAAGATTTGTGGTTTGGGTTTGAACAGGAATATTTTATCTATGATAGAAAAAACAAATGTATTTTAGGTCACGATGAAAACAACTTGGAACCACAAGGTAAATATTATTGTGGTGTCGGTGAATATGTTGTAGGAAGAGATTTTGTTGAGGAACATATGGATATGTGTTTAAAATACGGAATTGATATTACAGGGATCAACGCTGAGGTTGCATTAGGTCAATGGGAATACCAAGTATTTTCAAAAGGTAAATTAAAGGCGGGTGATGATTTGTGGATGACCAGATACTTTTTATATAAAATCTCTGAAAAATATAATTATAGGATTGATCTACATCCAAAACCAATTCGAAAAGGGGAATGGAACGGGTCTGGACTTCATACAAACTTCTCAACAGATAAAATGAGAAATGATGGTAACGAAAAATATTTTATATCATTGTTTAATGCGTTTGAGGTAAGACATGGAGATCATATTAAGGCTTACGGGTCAGATAACAATCTTCGTTTAACCGGTAAATTTGAAACACAATCAATTGATAAATTTAGTTGGGGGGTTTCAGATCGTGGAGCATCAATTAGAGTTCCTAAAGACACTGCAAAAGAATGGAAAGGTTATGTTGAGGACAGAAGACCTGGTTCAAATGCTGACCCATACAAAATTATTAAAGAAATTGACATATCTTTAAATGCTACCGATCAAATTTACGAGATTAAAATAATGATGAGTAAGGATGTTGATATGGAAGGTCTTAATGAGAAATACGGAACAATTTCAAATGATGAATTATTAAAAGAATATAGAGAAGAATAATGGAAAAAGAATGTGTATGTGGTGGTTCAGGACTTTGTCAGTGTCCAACACCAAAAATAGAACAAGTGAATCACCCTAATCATTATGGTGGCGAAGATAATCCATATGAGGCGATCAAAGTTATTGATGCTTGGGATTTAAGTTTCTCATTAGGTAATACGGTTAAGTATATCTCAAGAGCGGGTAAGAAAGAATCTGATAAAGAATTACAGGACCTAAAAAAAGCTTTATGGTATTTGGAACATCATATTAAAATGTTGGAGAAAAAATGAGTTGGGATCCAAATGAGTGGCAAGGTAGAAGTAAAGAACAGGTTGAAAGAAATAATAAAGTCTTTGGTTATTCGGTTATTATGTCAATAATCGTAGCAGTCATTGTGGTAATAGTACTGATTTTAAATTAAAAAAAAATGAAACTAATAACAGAACAAAAAAATCATATTCAGGAGCAATATGATGCCTTAAAACAAACTAATAAGGAGTTTGAGGAAATACACTCAATGATTGTTGAACATTGTGTTGATGAATACATTGTTGACTTATCGGATGATGAGGACGGAGATCTTTACGAAGAGTTTTCAAATGAAGTGTGGGATTTTTTAGAAACAATTAAATAATAATTTGACAATAAAAAATTTTATAACTACATTTATAAAAATGCTAACATTTATTTAAAAAGAAAAAAAGAGAAATATGAAGAATTTAGAAGATATTATGGGTACAATAATTAATGGTGATTGTATTGAAGTAATGAAAACAATGCCTGAAGGTTCTGTTGATTTAATTGTAACTAGTTGTCCGTATGGTGTTGGAATCGATTATGATGTACATGACGATGATGTTGAGTTTGAGGAGTATGTTGAGTTTGCCAAAGATTGGTTGACAGAGGCTTACAAAGTTTTAAAGGATGATGGTCGAATTGCCTTGAATATTCCTTATGAGATCAATAGACAAACTAAGGGAGGTAGAATTTTATTTCTTTCAGAAATGTGGCAAATTATGAAAGAAATTGGTTATGGTTTCTTTGGGGTTGTAGATCTTGAAGAAGATTCACCACACAGAAGTAAAACAACCGCTTGGGGGTCTTGGATGAGTCCTTCTAGTCCATACATTTATAACCCAAAAGAGTGTGTAATTTTAGCGTATAAAAAACAACACATTAAAAAGGTAAAAGGTCAAACGGAATGGACAGGTGTCCCAACTGATGTTGAACAGGAAGATGGTACTACCAAAAAGAAAACTGTTTATGAAGAAAATGATAAGAAAGAGTTCATGGAACTTGTTTTTGGTCAATGGAATTATTTTGCAGATACTAAGTCAATGACTAAGGCAACATTCTCAATGGACATCCCAACGAAAGCAATTAAAATTTTATCGTATAAGAATGATATTGTTTTAGATCCATTTGCTGGTAGCGGAACTAGTTTGGTTGCTGCTGAAATATTAGGAAGACGTTGGATTG